GAAAAACTATAAAAAATCTAATCCTAACAAACCTAACCTTAACAAACCTAAACAACAGCCACCACGCGCTGGCAATAAAAACGGCAAGTACAACTTGCCCAATCAATTCCGAGACCCCCCCCCAAAAACTGTCAAAGATATGTCAAGCATAACGGACAGGCTTTACCACTATTATGGACAATTCAGTAGACCTCTTACAGTGGAAGATGAAAAACTTATTGAACCTCTAAAACAAGCATTCCCAAAACTTAGATTTCAGTCAGTGAAACAAGCCGCCCTTGACCAGGCAACCCATACCCTGGTCCATAACCAAAATGTAGAAGAAACTATTAAAAATAATAAAACAAAAATCAACATTTACCAAGACGCATTTAATGATCATCCGATAACTGGCACAATAAGGGATATATGTGAGGACTTAAATATAATAGAAAATACAAGAATAGCGGCATATAATCCAGAAACTCTATCGGACAAGTATATACAAGTCACTCCAGATAGGCCTGTCCTAGATATTAATTCAGGCAAATTAATTAAAAGAAAAATTCCCAGTATAATATTAACTCCTAAGAATGATGCAGAAGATTATGACAGAAGTAGAAAAGTGCAAGCAGCTTACTCATTAATGGAACACCAGGTGGATCAATTGGCCAGGAAAATTAAATTTACTAGAGAAGACTATAAGATAATTGCTGATGAAGAAACAAGAAAGGAGATGGAAGCTGAAGAAAATGAAGATCCCGAACAACAAGAAGGTGAACCTGAAGGACAAGAAGTTGAAGTTGGAAATAATGTTCAATATGATGAGGAACAATTAGAAAATAATAACGATGTGCCAGTACAACAACAGCGAAGACGAAGAGTACCCAAACCTACAGATCCAGCCACAAAGGAACAAACTAATGAGCTGGTCTCAACTATAAGAGGAATGATGTTACCAACAATAAAAGAAGAGAACCTTCAGGATTTCATGAGAAAACTATACATACATAACGAAATGATAAAGCCAAGGAAAGTGGTAAAACAAATAGTCTCAAAAGATCCCAAAAGTAAAGGTAAAATAATATCAAAAGAATCTATAATTGAGGAGGACCAAATTGAAGAAGATGAACAAGAAGATTATGAGGTAGACAATTTTGAAGATTTATTAATATTGATGACAGATGTTGCTTATTATATTCCAGATGATGACTTTTACCAAATAACTGAATTCTTAAACCCAGGAACTGTCATTGTCGGGTCCATGCATATACCCAAGAAGCTTACAACTGAACCACAAGTCCTCACATACAGCGGTGCAAACGAAGGTATACTCAGACTGGTTCCAACAGATGATACATATGAAGACGCAAAACTAGCTGGAATGATCAATCCCAACCACACTGACATGTACATGTACACTAAGGGTAACAAATTGGCATACCATCATCCATTAAAATTTCCTTATTTGGCCAACAACGATGACTACCTCATACCACAGAATACAAAGAAATTGTATCCATTCTTACTCAAGGTACATGTCCACCAAAGAATAGACACTGGGGCCACTGATTATATTCGATTTTCAATTACAAAAGAAGTCTATAATGAGGATAATATCAAGGATTACTTTATAAATAAAGCCCATCTCCATACATATACTACAAATGAACAATTTCATAAACACAGAATTGATATACAAAATGAATGGAATAAATCTATAAGAAACAAAGTAGGCGACACAGCATATCTATACAACCTGATAGACCCTAAACCAGAAAATTTAATGGTTAAAATGCATGGAACCGCCCCTAATGAAATTGAAGTTGAAGGACTACAAGAACCTTTACAAATAGAAGAACCAGAAGAAAAAGCACACATTGAAAAAGATTGTGATGGTAGTTACATTTTATATACTCGCCGTGACGGCAGATTATTTAATTACTATGAACAACTAAAAACTAATGCCCAATTCTTACGTGACATAAAAGGAACAAAAATTTCACCTAGTTTGATCAATAAAGTTCAAGTCAAATTGCATAACCTTGAGAAAATAGACCGAGAAAACTTGATTGCAGTACTCACTTATATCAATAAAGAGGATCCAATGTTATCAGTTAATGACGCAGCAATACCACTCCTGGCCAATTGTATTAAAGATGTTTTTAATGCTTCAGTCCAAATGAAATTAATGGAAAAATGGAAGAAAATAGACTGGATCAACAGATTCAAAACCGGCAAAGTTGACATTAAACCTGAATCATTATGGGCTGCTATTAAACAAAAGAAAGCCATAACATATATGTCAATCGCCTTAAGATCAGCACTGCGCATAAACCCTGCTATTAAAGACGACATTACTGGTCTTGACCAGGGTTTCTAAATGGGCCCCACATCGGTGTGCAGTATAAACATCAAGAACAACAACTGCACCATAAATATATAACAAAAATATATGAAGGAACCACACTCAATGATAATTTACGTAAACACGCAAATGCACCCAAAATACCATCACAAAAACATCCCCATCCTAAATTCTCAAAATTACCCCGTATTAAATTAAAGATGCTTGACCCAGAACTGAAAGCTCTTGAAAAACTCTACAACATAAAAGATGACTACAACCGACCCATAGATCCTGAATGGTTTAACAAAATCACAGTAGACGACATCACTTGTAACTGTCCACACAAAGACAAGTTTGAACAGCTATTCGATAAGGAAAACAACTCAGAAGAGGCAATGTGCTGGACTGCATGTAGACACACCACATTAGCTGCAGCCAAACGTCAAATGAAAGCAGCACCAACTCCTGACCCTGCTGTAGCTGATGATTTTGTACAACACTCTATGCAAATAATTGAACAAGAAATGGGAGAGCAGTTACACACTTTTGGATATTCAGTAAATGACTGGATGAAACATCTCAATTCCACCAAGCAAAAAGCTCTAGAACATGTCATTAATTATTACAAAGGAAATATAACCAACATACCCAAAAAGGAATTATCTAACATACTGAAAATGCATTATACCGGTATACTGAAAGAAGAATTGCAACCACCTGATGGAAAACCACGAATGGTGTGCTCTATCCCTCAGCGAACAAAATATATTATGGGTCCGATAACCTGGGCACTCGAAGAAATTGCACAAGATCATCTTAGGGGGTACTGTGGCGGTCAAAACCTTACACAAATGGCAGAAAAAGTCAACCACTACTTGGCTCTTGGGTTTACACAAATTTATGAAGGAGATGGATCTGCATTCGATAACACCCAAGACGTCTCTCTCAAACAAATAGATCGAAATATATACCAAATGATTGAGGACAAAGTTTATCATGTACCCAAAGAAGATTTTCACAACGTATCACAGGCATTGTACAAAACTATGGATATTGAATATATCGACGGGAATAAGAAAAAACCACTATTAACTTATAAAATATTAGGTACTGTTTTCTCAGGAGATTGTGATACGACATTGATGAACACAATAAGAATGGTTATGTATAATCGTTACGTCAATGACAAAGCAGGACTTGTCTATGGGAGAGATTATATTTGTTTTTCAAAAGGTGATGACTTTACTCTTATGTATAAACCATATGTCACCAAAGATTTCATACACAAAGCTTATTACAAATATTTCCTAAATTCAGTACCTGATCCGTCACAACCCAACTCAATGATATACGGTATAGGTCAAGTGTTAAAATTTTTAGAAGGAGGAGATGCAAGCACAATCAAATTTTGTTCACTTAGAGCATGGTTTACCGATCTCACTGAAACGCAAATCTACCTAACAAGGGATGTCCAGAAATTCATGACATTATCCAAATATAGTAGGAAAACAAAACAATACACAATTGCCCAGAAAATTATATATTTACAGGATATTGCTGAATCCCTCATCAAGAATTATCCCAATATCAGATTCTTTAAATGCATAGCCGATATGCACCTCCGATTAGCTGAGAAACTGCAAAAACAGACATCCATCACAACTGGCAAACTACAAATGATCAGGAAGAAACAGGAACTCCGTAATAACAAGAAGATATTGTATGTCTATGATCAACAGTACTTTGAGAATTTGGAGAAGGAGAACCAGCAGAATATAAAACACCGCCATACACAATTTCAAATAATCGATGAATACTGGGAAACTATGAAGAATTATGAACAAGCACACACAGATACACTTACAGAAAAACAAGCCAAATATGTCTCGGAATTGATTGAGCAAGAAATAATGATCAGTTATATAAAGTCAATGTACGATGTGGGGCCCAAAGAAAACTATTAAGAATGCAAAACAAAACAAAAACAACTAAAACAATCACTACCAAAACAACTAATAGACGAAGACGCAGAGTTGCTAAGAGAGGAATATTACGAAGAAGAATAAGAAGAGCAATTAGGAGACAGCGTAGACAAATACCCTTAGCTAGACCCGTAGCTTTTAAAAGATCTATTATAAACACAAACATAGCTAACACCACAGCACGCGTAACCGGGAATGATCTAGTTTATAAAATACCTACAACTATAACTAATGCAAACGCCAATGTCATAGCCATAATACCCTCCAACCCGGCTTACTGGAAAGGCACAAGGGTGGCCACAATAGCAAAAGGATATCAGAATTACAGACCACTCAAATTTAATGTTCACTATGTACCACAGTGTGCAGCCACTCAAGCAGGCAATGTGATAGCCGGAACAATATACCATGAAGCACCATCAGTAGACAACCTACAACAATCACTCAAAACCAGCAATGGAGGAATGATAACACAAGTCTTCAAACCAGCAACATCAGTAATCAAAGTAGGTACTAATTTACAAAAGAATTTATATAGAATAGGAGGTAACATAGATGATGATTCAATGCCATTTTATTTTGTAGCAGTAGCCATAGCATGCAAGGATTCCAACAATAACCCAGTTGTGCCTGGTTATTTCTATGTTGAATATTCATACTTGTTTAAGAACCCAATTGGATCATCAATAGAATTTGCAAACAGTGGGTTGTCAACCTTTAATTCAGCGCTAGGCAGTATTAAGAAAGCTAATGTGAAGGCTATACTATGTGAAGATTTTGTAACTGAACCTGTCACATTAGCAATTGGCACACAACTAGACATAGAGTATGATTACGATGACCAATCATGGAAGTTCTATTACAACCAGACTGCCATAGCTACACCAAATAAATATTTGTGGATATTCTCAAATGAGCAATCTAATGCACTCAACCAACAACAAATGAAAGCTATGACTAAAACAGAAATAATATATGATGAACAATTAGACGCTGACCCAAGACCTGAAACTATCATACTACAGCCATACACAGCATTAATAGAAGAAGCACCTAATGGTATTATTCGAACCTACATGACAGAACAATTACTGAAAGAAGTTGAACTAAATTCAAATAAAGGATTTAAATATTATTTGTCATATGACACAGATCAACCATTTGGTAATTTTGATTATCTTTATGATGATATTATAAGTTTTACTGCAGATGCACTGCTTTATTA